ATATTTTTGCAACAATGTAACATAAATGCAACAGTGACATAAATGCAACTGATTCGCAATGCGTCTAAATACCATCTTGACAAATTGAATTTTATAATGTGTGACAATTATGCAACTGATTCGAATCTTAGCATAGGTCGTCAGTCCATTTTACCATGATTCGCTATTTTGAGTCAATAGGTATTTTGTTTACGTTTTGTTCTCTCCCATTACTAGAACAAATACAAATTAGCTATTGACTTATTATAATTTATCCGAGTTTTTCGTTTATGATTCGTTCACTGTTTGTTCTTATTCTGTTCCTCATTTTAGGGCTTGACACGTCCAGATCGCAGGGAATCATTTTTCTATACTAATGTGAGCAAAGACCTTTAACCCCCCTAGAATCGGCTTAAAATCGATCTGAGAGCCTCTTTATTATACTATATAATAGGTAATAAAAGTCTTGCATTAGGTAAGCGAATCGGGCATAAGATTCGTATAAACAAAACGGAGAAAAACAATGGATTTACTACAAAACCCTAAAGAATACGCGAAATTAGTTTTTGCTTATGGTTGGAAAGCCGAAGAAGTAGAAAAGCAATTGTATGAAGATTACCCATTTAAGAAACCAAGTATATTTGTTGAAGAAGTAGTAAAAGAAATAAAGGAGTTAAACAAATGAAGAATGCGGCTAAAAGTTTGATGCGAGATGCTCTTGCTTGTGGTTATAAATTAAGAGTCGACTATGATCAATTTAATGATGTTGGGTATCCAACTGGCACAAGTTGGGTTCAAGCATATGAATCGACTACAGATTGCGACCAAGGTTATTTATATTTGATCGGTGCAAATGAAAATGAATGGGCTTTCATCTTACATGGAAATAATGACGATGAATTAATATGTGATCATGTTGTTGATGGTTTCATAGATCGTTGGCAAGTTGAGACGGATTACGGACAAGAGTCTATGTCTCAAGAATTTAAAGAGAGGGAGTCGTTATAATGAGTTTAACAGATCATATAATTTTAATAGGAATCTTAGGGTTTGTTTTTTGTCCTTTGATCTTCATCTGGATACAACAATTTTTTATCATGTTTGGAGATAACGAAAATGAATAATAAAGCAACAGATTGGAGCAATGTAGAAAACTGGATTCAATTCGACGGTTTTGAGTTCAATAATTTAGCGGAGGTTTTCGAGTATATCCAAGGCCGCTTAAGTGTTCTTTATAAATCCGATTTTTGGTCGGAAGCTGAAAAGGACTTTCAAAGTATGGCTATAATGAAGCGATTCAACGATGCAGTTTATTCACATTATAAGGAGTCTGAATAATGACTGACCATTTGCAAGAACTGGAATCAGAACTTAATAAACTATTATGGCATATTCGGGTTTGTCAGGAGTCAGACTCAACCCCATGCTTAAACGTAGTTAAACAACACGTTATTAACGCCAAACACCATTTTAATTTATACGATAATAGAGAGGTAATATAATGGCATATGATACAATAGATTATAAAGAGGTATTAAAAGAGGCATTCCCCAAAGGGTCAACGGCCTATCTTACTCTACGTAGTGTCTCTAGGTCTGGTATGTCTAGACGAATATCAATCCATTCGACAGGAATTTTCTCTATTTATAACCAGTCTTATGCTTGTGCTGAGTTCATTGGCTGGCCGCATGGGACTCGTAATGATCATGCTTCTGTGCGTGTGTCAGGCTGTGGCATGGATATGGGCTTTCATTTAGTTTATACGCTTTCGTCATTGTTGTATGGTGATGGGTACGCAATCAAGCATAGGTGGATATAATGAACAAATACTTAATAAAATTAAACGTGCTTAATACTGTTTACAATGTGAGTGCTAGCTCTGAGTCTGTTGCTTGGGCTATGGTCTGTAAATGGGAACGCTTCTATAATCCAAATTGGGGTTATACATTATTAAATGATAGATTGGAGTCAGTGTAATGCATTATGAATCACTACAACCTAGTAAAGTAATTAAGATTAAGAACGATTTATTAACGGACTCTGAATACGAGTCACTGACTAAGATACTTGACCGACTAGCCAATGAATCGGGAGTCGATTGGTCTTGTCATCACTATGAACTGTTTGGCAATCTTAATATATACAGCTAACTTTTTAATATGTTTTCTCCCGACTGGCTCACGTGTAACAGCGTGAGTCTTTTTTTATGTAGTTCAACAGCCTAGAGTCTTAACGGTGGCTCTGTGGGCTTTAAAACGGCTCTCACAGCGTCTTGATTTTATGTGTTATTGTGTTGGCGAATCCCTATCCGAGAGATTCTCTCAGGTTTTTGACCAAACCACACCAAAACCTAGCAGAAACAGACAAAAACGGTCGTTTTCCGCTACGTAACAAGCATTATTTCCACTATAGCCCTTGACTCATGGGACCCTAGGATTTCCTAGGTAATTCGGTGGTGGGGGTCGGCATTCACCCCTATCTATAACATAAGAAAATTAGTTTGCCCTGTTTTAAACTAAAATGTACATTTCTACTAGAGGGTCATAATATGCGCTACCCACTTAAGTCAACTACACCTCCAATGATCACAGATCTACACTAGAAAAAAAGAATCGTTAGTTTTCAACCACATATAAAAAAACTTAAATTATTTACTTGTATTATTCTGAAAAATAGTGCTATATAATAAGTAAGAGACACAACGTAAGTATATACTTAAGATTTTTTACTAATAGTATATATATTAATAAAGTTAATAACGTAAGTTATAACTTAAGTTTGTAGTCTTAAAACTATTTCCCCTAAACCATGACGAATCTACTCAAATATTATTTAATAGAAGTGGTCATGCTGAAGAGGGGATTCTTATTTCCACTATAGGGTAGTAATAAAATGAAAGATGCACTTCCTTTTAGTGTAGTTATAGCAAACAAGGTTCGTAAGGGTATTCGTAGTGGAGTACCAGTAAAAGATATTATGGGTTCGATACAGAAGTATCAGTACGCACCTGCTTCTACAACTACATTTTATAAACTTTATGGTGGTATAATATCAGAAGAGAAAGCTGATGTTGTAAGTCGTATTGGTGATGTTGTAGTTCAACAGGCACTAGACGGTGACTTTAAATCTCAAGAGTTATATTTAAGATCTAAGGGAGGTTGGTCACCTACATCTACTGTAAATGAAGTAGAACAAGATGTTGATCCTGACACAGATGAAAGTGCCATAGACTCACTTATGGTATTATTAGGTAAGAGTCCTGACCCCGAACAAGGAACCCCTGACTATGATGCAGAAGAAAAGAATTACGGCTGAGGTACTTCGGGACTTACCCACTAAAAAAGTACAAGCCTTATTAAAACAACTGGGTCCTAAGAAGTCAGAGGAACTAAGACATAACTGGGATTTTTGGGCTAGACCTGAACAACTTGAACCTGATGGTAGTTGGAATGTTTGGGTAGCTCTTGCTGGTAGAGGATGGGGTAAAACTCGTGCTGGAGCAGAGTGGGTCAGACATAGAATACGTAAAGGTGATAAAATAGTCCATTGTGTGGCTCCAACTAAAGGTGATGTTCGTCGCGTGATGGTTGAGGGTGACAGTGGGCTATTAAGTGTATGTTGGGCTGGAGATAAGACATATAAGAATAAGGTAATGGGTTATCCTATTTGGTCACCTACAAATAATACCTTAACATGGGAGAATGGGGCTAAAGCTGTATTCTTCTCAGCAGAGGACCCAGAACGATTACGTGGTCCACAGGCATACAGTGCTTGGGCTGATGAGTTATGTGCTTGGAGAAACGCACAAGAGACTTGGGATATGATGATGTTTGGTTTACGGTTAGGTCGTAGGCCACAACTCTTTGTAACAACAACACCTAAGACAACAAAGTTATTAAGGTCTATACTAGAAGATGACAAGACAGTTGTCTCTAAAGGGTCTACATACGATAATTCAGCTAATTTAGCAGATACGTTTCTAGATGCTGTAAGAAAGACATATGAGGGAACTCGTCTTGGTAGACAGGAACTCTATGCTGAAATACTAGACGAAGCATCTGGGGCTTTGTGGAGTAGAGAGTTACTAGCTAAATGTGAGATTAGAAAGAGTGATGTACCTGACCTAAACCGTGTTATCGTATCTATTGACCCAGCTATAACATCGAAGACAGACTCTGACTTAACTGGTATTGTAGTTGCAGGAGTAGATGTAAACGGTGTAGCATACGTACTAGAAGATCATACTGGAAGATACACACCTCAACAATGGGCATCTAAAGCGGTAAATCTCTATTACGAGCATATGGCTGATAGAATTGTAGCTGAGAGAAATCAGGGTGGAGATATGGTAAGACATACCCTTCACACAGAAGATGAAACAATCCCAATTAAGTTAGTACACGCTTCAAGAGGCAAGATGGCAAGAGCCGAACCTGTTTCTGCACTTTATGAGCAAGGTAAAGTAAAGCACGTTAAGGGATTAAACGAATTAGAAGATCAGATGGTACAGTGGGAACCTTTAGGGTCCAAAGGATCACCAGACCGTCTTGATGCTTGCGTTTGGGCAATAACGGACCTTTCATTAAATGGATACGCCAAGCCCCAGTTAAAGCTGGCATATAGTAACGCACAAGGCTTAAAATAAAATGTACGAAAAGCTCTCTGAAACAAAAGCCAAGTCTTATCTTGGTGTAGCTGGTGATAATACCACAAATGGTCAAATTAGAGCAGATGAATTTCTGCCAGAGTTACGCGGTAAACGTGCTATACGTAAATACCGTGAAATGAGAGATAACGACAGTACAATTGGTGCTGTCATGTATGCAACAGAACAAGTACTAAGAGATGTTGATCTTAAGGTTATGCCAGCAGATGATTCTGAGGCGGCTAAGAGAGAAGCTGATTTTGTAGAATCTATATTTGTAGATATGGACCATACATTAGACGATCATATATCAGAAGCTATATCTTCTCTATCTTATGGATTTGCTTGGTTTGAAGTTGTATACAAAAGAAGAGTTGGACCACAAGAGACTTCTGGTAAGAAGAACTCTAAATATACTGATGGTAGACTAGGTGTACGTAAGATATGTTCTCGCGCACCTTGGACAGTTAGCAGATTTGAAGTAGACCACAAAACAGGTTATGTAAAAGGTTTATATCAGGATGTTGGTTTTCGTAGTAATACACACTTTATTCCTTCTTCTAAGAGTCTTTATTATAGAACTACTACTGTTAATGGAGATCCTTCTGGCAGATCCATACTTAGGAACGCTTATACTTCTTATGAGTATCTTAATAATATACAGTCTATTGAGGCTATAGCTATTGAGAGAGAACTAGCTGGTATTCCAGTAGCTCGTATTCCAGCAGAGTATTTATCTACAGACGCTTCTAGTGGTCAAACAGCCTTCGTAAATAACCTTAAGCAAATACTTAGAGATGTTAAGTTTAACGAACAAGGTTATATAATACTACCTTCTGATACATATCCAGACAAGGATGGTAGTCCAACAAGTCAAAAACTAGTTGATGTTGAATTAATGTCATCTAACGGATCTAGAAATATAGATATAGACCCTGTAGTCAAAAGATACCAACATGACATAGCAAGAAGTGTATTATCTGAGTTTCTTATGCTTGGTGGTGGAACATCTGG